ACGACTACAAAAAGGACATGGACGAAATTAAGGTTCGTCTCGCCGCATTGGAAGATGCGATGAAACCCAAGGAAGAAATGGTGAAGGAAGAGGAGAAAAAAGAAGAGGTGAAAGCCGAATCTGCTCCCGCCATTGTCATTGAAAAAGAGGATGAGGAAAAAGAGGATGAAGGTGTTGAGATGGCCGAAGTGGTGAAGAAAGTTCTCACCCAGTTTGGCATCAAGCCCATCCCTGCCTCCCCTGCTGTTGAGGCTCCTGTTGAGAAGAAAGAGGAGCCGAAAAACTTTGAAGCCCTTGTGTCTGCTCACCCGGAATACAAGACTTCGAAGCTGAAGGCTATGAAGGCCGTCATGCTTTCAAACCCCAATGAGTATGCCGAGGCTCTTGGCCGTGGCATCAAGAACATCTAACAAAAGGATAAAATAGAATGAGCACGAATATTGATAATGGATTCCGGACGTTCTCCAGTTCGTCCGCGATCTCGGCCTATCGCTTTGTCCAGCCCTCCACGGTGACTGCCGGCGGAGTTGATGTGGCTGTGACTGGTGCGACCAAGGCCATTGGTTCAACCATTGAAGATGTGGCGGCTGGCGGCAATGTGGCCGTGAAGCTGTTTCACAACACTTTCTTCGCAACCGTCTCCGGCACCTGTGCCGTTGGTGATGTGCTGAAGTTTGATTCGCTTGGACAGGTGACGACCCTGGCCGCGAACCTTGTGACTGCCGGGATTGCTCTGGAAGCCGCCACCGCGACTTCTGCTGTGATCGAAGTGGCTGTTCCCCTGGTCTAACCCCTAACAAAGAAAGAATAAAACAATGAGCTTTATTTCTGGTGGAACCACCATCCGGGCAGACATCAACCAAGCGTTGATTGAAGCCCCCAACGCTGATACTGGCTTGATCGGTGCAGAGGTTTTCCCTCTGTTGCCTGTCTCTGCCAAGAGCGGCCAATACCTCAAGGTTCAGCTTGCCCAGGCTGATCTCCTCAACAATGACTCCAAGCCTCGTGCGGCTGGCTCTGACTACGCGCGTGCTATCCGTTCCTTTGGAACTGATACCTACGACACGATCGAATTCGGCCTCGAAGAGCTAATTGATGATAGTTTCCGCGCTGATGCTGACAGGTTTTTTGATCTAGAAGCATCGTCTGCCCGCTTCTTGCTCCGGCAGATTAAGCTTGGACATGAGAAGCGTGTGAGTGACATTCTGTTTGCCACCAACACGCCTTTCACCACCTCCGATCAGTCTGCCATCTCCGCATACACCAATGCGAACCTGGCCAACATTGATGTGGCTGGTGATGTGGCCGCCGCTCGCACCGAGCTGAACAAGCTTGGCTATGAGGCGAACACCGTCATCATGTCTGCCCCTGTGTTTGAGCGTATCCGCCGCACCACCAAACTCCAGAACCAGTTCTTCGGTGTTGTTTCTGACACCAAGGGCCGTCTCTTGAGTGAGGCCGAGATTGCCGCCGCCCTTGCGGTGGAGCGTGTTCTCGTGGGCCGTGCCGCCATCAACTCTGCTAACAAGAATAAGAGCTACTCTGGTGGCTTCATTGTTCCCAATAGCCAGATTGTGGTTGCCAATGTGCAGAGTGGACAATTCACTGCTGGTGGAGTTGGTCGTACCCTGGTGTGGTCGGCTGATGCCCCTGGTGGCTTTGTCTCTGAAAGCTATCGTGATGAAGCCCGTCGTAGCAATGTTCTCCGTGTTCGTATGAACACCTCGGAGAAGGTTATTGATGCGAATGCCGGTGTGCGTATCACCACCAGCTTTGCCTAAAGATTAGTTGCTTGTGTGTTCCTGGTGGGGGCTGGAGGGGAAACCTTCCAGCCCTCACTTTTTATACCAACAAAATGAAATTGCTTGCCCTGGCAATCATTCTCTCTGGATGCTCAAAGCCAGTAGAGAAAAATGAGCTTCCAAGTTATTCAGATATGGGGGCGGCTCAAGATGCCCAGGAAGCATTGACATATAGCAAATAGAAATCCTTAATAAGAAATCCTCAATGAGAAATCCTATCAGCCTTTACCTAATAGCTGGCAATGAAGAAGCCTACATTGAAAGATGCCTTGAATCCTTTAAGCCCATGGCAGAGGAGCTTGTTGTTTGCATTGCTAGGGGGAACCTTGAGCCAGACAAAACAGAAGAAATTGCATTGGCTCACGGGGCTAGAATTGTTCACTATAAAAATCAAAAAGCTGATTGGCCTCATATAGATGACTTTGCTGGGGCTAGGAACACAGCCCTTAATGCTTGCAAGAATGAATGGGCTATTTGGGTTGATGCTGATGATGTGATGCAACCAGGGGCAGAGGCTTTGGTTGATGATGCCATTGACGAGGCCAACAAGAGAGGGGCAGATTTAATTGCTTTTAGATACGATGTTCAAAATGCTGGATTGATTCCCCTCCGAGAAATGGCCTCAAGGAAGGGCAAATGTTCTTGGAAGAACAGGGTTCATGAAATGCTTGTAGCCCATGAACCAGACAAGCTGTTTGGCATTGATAAGGTAGTTAGGGTTCACAAGCCCCATGGCTATAAAAAGACTTCAGCAGACAGAAACTTTGCCATCCTAAAAGACACCCTGGTTCCTGCGGCCAACAGCCTTTACTACACCCAGCAGGAATACTTCCTTTCCATGAATTGGGAGAAGTGCCTTGAGTTTGGGGCAATGGCGTTGATGTTCTCTGACCTGGAGGACACCCTTCGATACGATGTGCTTTGCAATATGGGAAGATGTGCCAAGCCAGAGGAGAGGCTAAAATACCTTGGCCAGGCCATCACCCTTCAGCCAGACAGAAGGGAAGCCCACTACTGGACAGCCCTTGAATATGCTGGCAGGGGGCAATGGGCTAAAGCCTGGGGTTCTGCCAGGGCGGCCATGTCCCTACCAAGGCCATCCTCTCACTACTGGAACCAAGTGGAGGCCATATACAACTGGCAAGCCATGGATATGTATGAAACTGCTTCTGTTTGTGTGGGAAAGAAGGATGAGGCTGAAAAGATGAAAAAGATGAAGCCAGCCCCCAGAATCACCATGGTTCATGCCACCAGGGGAAGGCCACAGGTTGCCTGGCAAAGAAGGTTTCAATGGCTTTCCCTGGCTCAAAAGCCCCTAGAGATTGAGTGGCTGTTCATGGTAGACCATGATGACCCCATAGACTACACCCCCCACCAGGCCATTAGGTGCAATCCTGGTGGCATTATCAATGCCTGGAACCAGGGGGCAAAACTAGCCAAGGCAGACATTATTGTTCAAATGTCGGACGATTGGAGCCCGCCAAGGCATTGGGATGCCTCTATTTGCTCTTTAATTGGCTCTAAAACAGGGGATGCCGTCCTGGCAGTATCAGATGGCTACAGAACAGACAAACTCCTTTGTATGGCCATTCTGAACAAAAAGAGGCTTGAGAAGCAGGGTGGGTGGCTATTCCACCCAGATTACCAGGAATCCGATGGGCTGTATTCCGATAATGAGTTCACGGACAGAGCCTATGCCGACGGGGTTGTTATTGAGGCCAGGGATTTGAAGTTTATGCATGAGAATCCTATTTACACCCAAAAGGAAGCAGATAAGCAGTTAGTGAACCACAACAAGCCAGAGTTCTATGAAAAGGGAAAAGCCATCTATGAAAAAAGAAAAGCCAATTCTTGGAAGTAAAAAATGAGAGAAATAAGCATAGAAGATTGTTTCGGCCAGGCCATTGCCAAATACAGCACAGGGCTTGATTTTGGTGTTGAAATTGGTGGAGGAACAGGGGATGGCTCAACCCAATGCATCAAGACTGAAAAGCTGTGGAGCTTTGAGGTTCACACAGATAGAGTGGGTAGGCATGGGATGAATCTTTCCATGAGGCCAGGAGGAACCCCAATGCATTGCCTATCCTCAAACCCAGAACTTTGGATGAATGAAAAAGAGATTGCCAATTTCTACAACACAACACCAACCAATCTGAATGCCTATCCCCTTGAGATGGTTCTTGGATGGCTAAAGGAGGATTTAAGCGTAGCCTCAAGCTATAAATGGGAGCCTGCAATTCCTGTGTTTAACATAGACTTTTTGCTTCTTGATGGTGGGGCTTTTTCTGGATGGGCAGACTTTATGCAATGGCTTCCTCTTGTTAGAAGGCATGGAATCATTGCCCTTGATGATACCAACGACATCAAGAACCATGGCAATTATGAATGGCTAAAAATATCTGGGCATGAATTGATTTGGGAAAACAAGGGCTGGAGGAATGGCTGTGCCATATTTGCAAAATGACCATAGTTAATATCGGGGCAAACAACGGCATTGATGATTGCCTTGCATTTTGCAGAGAAAATAATGATAAAATTTCCTCAATACATCTTGTAGAGCCAAACCCAATAGCCCTTGAAGAATGCAGACAATCCTATTCAAATTTTACAAATGCGAAGTTTTATCAAATTGCAGTAATGCCATTAAGCGAGAATCTTGAGTTTCTGTATATTCCAGAGAGCAATCAAATGAGCGGCCACGCATCAACAATAGAACAGCATCTTTTATCTCACGGCCATTCAAGATTCTCTAAAATAAAAGTTAAGACTATTTCCATAAACAACTTTTTCAAGGAAAATAAAATACTTGTTTGCGACAGGCTTTATATTGATACAGAGGGGCATGACTGCAAAATCATAAATGAAATAGATTTTAACCAGACAAGAGTTAATAGAATTGAGTTTGAAATACTCCACACAGACGGGGTTTTTTGCAGAGGAGAAAATTACAATTTAGCATTAAAAAAACTTAATGAGCTTGGATATAAAAAGACTTCAGCAGGGCAATACAACGAGGCTTATCAATTATGCTAACCATCTTCACGATTGTTCTAAATGGGGAGCCTTATATTTCCAAGAAGCTGGAGATATTCAGCAAGCTTCAGATTCCATGGCAATGGAGGATTGTGGAGGGTGTAAGCAATCCCACCAACTGCACCAGGTGGTGCAAGCAAGTTCCAGACAAGTGGCACAAGAATTTTGTTTCAATAGATGGAACCCATGAATATCTAAAAAATCTAAATAACGATAGGGTTAAGGTCTATTACCAAAACAAGCCATTCAATGGGAAAATTGAGATGGTAAACAAGGCATTAGAGGGGGTTGATTGTGGGGTTGTGATGGAGCAAGACGCTGATGAATTTTGGACTCCAGAACAAATGACAGCAGTTTATGAATTGCTAAAAGACAGAACCCCTGGGGTGGCGGCTCAATTCTTCTGCAACTATCACATTGGGAAAAAGGTTGTTGTCACCAGGAGGGGGCTTGGGTGCTATCCCTATGAATGGTATAGAGCATGGAAATGGGGGCAGGGAATCCACTTCACCAGCCATGAGCCACCCATTTTGAATCATCAGCCAATCAGAATACCCAGGGGGGTTACTGAAGATATGGGGCTTATATTTGAGCATTACGCCTATTGCACGCCACAAACCGTGGCCTTCAAAGAGGATTTCTATGGATATGCTGGCCTTTTGAAGGCATGGGAGGAACTACAACAAACCAGCGGCCCTGTTAGGCTCAATAGATACTTTTCCCACATTCAAGATAGAAGCGTTGTTGATGATGCAAGCTAGAACCATTAAATACAGCCAAAGGCTTGGGGATGTGCTTCGATGCCTCCCAGCCTGTAAATACCTGGCAGACCAAGGGCATGAAGTGTTCTTTGATTGCTTTGCCCAATACCATGGTGTTTTTGAAATGGTTTCATATGTGAAGGCTGGCCACAGGCAGGGGCTTGTGATTGACCTAGAAATTTGGCCAAACAGATATGATGAGTTTATTAAGAGCAAAAAAACCTGGCATGATTTTGTGTATTATCACCATTCAATCAAGGATGCAGACAAAACAAACATTGTGTTAGATAGGCTTGGAAGCGAGCCAGCAAGTGGGCTTGAGAAAGGATACAATCTAATTGCTCCATTTGGCATAAGCCAATCATATAAAAGGAACCCTGTTGCCATTATCCAAGATGCAGTAAAGGAGCTTGGCAAAGACAATATGGTTATCCTATGCCCACCAGAGATTAAGATTGATGGGTTGAGAACCTACACAGCACCAACCATTACAGACATGGCCAAGGCGATTAGGGATGCTGAAGAATTTTGGGCTGTTAATTCATCCCCAATCATCCTTGCCTCTGCTGTTAGAAGAGGGAAAACAAGCAGATTGTTTGGCGAAAAGAATGAACACAAGGTTCAGAATGTGTTTGAATTTGAGGGGCTTGTGTCAATGGATTGACAGATTAGATAGGGTGTGGGTGGCTCTATTCCTACTTCCTATTTCGGAACAGACTTGAACTACATGATAACAGACTTGTGGCAGTCTGTCACAGGTCTTGGCTCAAATGCTGTTTCTGCAAGTGTCACAGACCTTGCCACCGCTTCTGAATTAGATGTGGGTGGAGAGGTTTTTAGAATCACCCAAAGCCTGGTTGTGTGTGCATCCATGGTTTCTGCCCCTGTGATTGGTAGCCTTTGCACGGTCTCTGGTGTTGAAAGAATGATTGCTGGATTTACTGAATCCACAGACGGCCTTTCCTACACCATAGACATGGCAGAGATAACCACCTAAAGCCATGGCCTCTATTGAAAGGGAGGTTGAGAATGGGCTTCTCAACGCTGTTTCTGGTGTTTCTGGCCTCAATAGATTTACAAGTGAAAGAGGCACAGCCAGGACAATGCCCTATGTGCTTGCCCAGGCCAGCATCACAAATGAGCAACTAGGGGTATTTACAGGGGTTTTCGGGCTATCTGCCAGCCTTACCTATGTTGCCAGGGCAGATGATACCAGCAGACAGGCATTTGATTCTAAATATCAATCCTTGGTCAATGAGTTATACAGGAACCCAAACCTTCCAGCCTATATGACAGGAGCTTCTAATATCACGGTTTATCAAGCCAAGGTGATACAGGAGGAACCAACCATAAATGCCACAAACAGATCGTGGCAAAAGGCAGTCACCCTGGACATTGTGGCCACAGCAAAGAAATGACCCAGAGCATCCAATATAATGTAGAGAATGCCATTGCCAGGATGTTGGGTGATGTTTCTGGTGTTAATGTCTATACAGCCAACAGAACAGGCAAAAGGCTTATGCCTTATATCACCATTCAAGCCAACATTGGTGGCCAGCTTCTTGGCAATTTTACAGGGGTATATGATTTGAATGTGGCTGTAAATTACTCTGATACAGCCTCCAAAATCAGCCAAGACCAGTTTGATGATACCTATTGTAGAATCTTTGAATCCTTCTATGAGGAAAGCCCATCGCTAGTCTCAAAGATGCAGAACAGGGTTTTAGACACAAAGATTTATATGGCCAGGATTGTAAGCCAAACCCCATCCATTAGATCAGAAAGAGAGGCATGGGTTAGGGGCTTGACCATCAATGTATATGCAACACCAGATGAAGCCTCTGATGGCATTCGTAGCTATGACTTTAGTGAAGACCTAAATAGCTTTTATATTGCCACAATTTAACAAGGAGACTAGAGAAAATGGCACTCC